AAACTTTGCCCAATCTTCTAATGTTCTTTGAAAATACACATCTCCATAGCCGGTTTCTTTTAAGCCTACAAAATCATTTATGTAAGTTTCTATAGCCGCCGCATGAGCTTGTTTAATGTCTTCACTTGAGTTAGGTATTCCGCCTAGCTCTCTTTCTGTTACGGAAAGTTTATTGTATTTTTTATCAGGCCTGTTAATTGAGTAACCTCTATAACCTCTTCTTTTAAAATGATATAATAATCTTGGTTTATTATTTTCTGCTAGTATTGGCATTCCGTAAAACACGCAAGCCATTAGTACATCTTCAAAAAATATTTCAGCGGTTTGAGGTCTAGCAATATATTCTAAAAAGAAATGATTAGGAGGTACGTCCTCCATGCTAAACTTTGTTAAACCGTGAAGAGATCCATTGGATCCTCTGCCGTCTGTAGTACCCGATATATCGTATGGATCACAACCAAATGCTCCGCAATGCTCATTACCAGGATGATTACTACCATTTTTTATATATCTTTTATTTTGCAATTGTTCAGGTGGAACCCAGCTAACTAAAAATCTACCATCTTTATTTGGTACAAATATTACTTTAGTATCTTGATGTCCATTTTCCCATTGGAAACTTCCTTTTGTTATTTGAATTGAATTTTTAAGGTCTTCATTAAAATCTATTTGCTCGTATATCTTAGTCAGATTAAATAAAGATTGTTTACTTTCATCTCTAAAAGCATGTTTAGTTGTGCGAGGAAATTGTCTGTAAAATTCATTTAAACTATCTTGATCAGACTTTAATCCTTCTACTTCGTTATTCCAATATTCAATTACACCTTGTATTATTTTTGTTCCGTGTGGATCTTCAACTTCTTTTTTTGGTGTGTTGAATACAGGTAAGCCATAAGAATCAATGTATCCTTCGTAGTTCCATTCCATAGGTATGAACAAAGAATAGAGTCCTGAGCGAGTCTGTCCATTGGCGTTTCTTTGAGTAACATCTGAATTGTTATAAAGTTTTTTAAAGTTTGAGCCTCCTTTGTCAAGTGAATTTGATGTAGATCCCATCATACACTTTCCAATAACTCTACTACCTAATCTAAGGGTGGTTTTCGTAACACGCCAGTTGTTGAGGATGTTGTTGGGCCTTTCCCATTTCCCGGATTCATCATGGACGAGGAGCCGGAGCTTCTCCCCATCGTAGGCATTATCACCGGTATTCTTCCAGTCGATGGTGGTGTCCAAACCGGTAATCTCTTTGATGGCTTGATTGGAATCAAGTTTTCTACGTGTGAATTTGGAGGCAGGGACTCTGTAGGCAAGTTCGGTCTTTGGACGGTCCATTCCGTCCTGAATCGGTTTGAAAAAGAAGGGATAATTAACGGAGATGGGTACAACTTTATCTGTGAACATCTTCTTAGCATCGGCACCAGATTTGGACAATATTCCGTACCGTGAATCCGTTGATATTGTAGCAAGGTTGACTGATTCAGCTGAGGACATAAATGAAAAGCCCGACCTACGGTTTTTAAGATAACACATTCCATAAGACCGTGTGTCTGATTTACAAGCTTCCCAGAAAATGTAGAATAATCTATTTGATTCTCTAAAGTCCGGTTGCCCAACATCAATTTTGGACCACTGCAGGTACATATAATTAGTGCCAGTAATGTAAGTAGGAACACCTTTGTTAGTGAACCAAAAGCCTTCTTCACGCCTTGTAAATTCTTTGTCAATATAGTCATACCATTTTTCTTTAAAGTCTAACGGGTATTCTTCCCAGTCAAACACAGATTTAATTCTATTTAATTCTTTTGGGTATGGTGTATAAGTCCATTTGTTTTTTTCAAATTCAACAACATCTTTTACTTTAGGCAAAGCTATTTTAAGGTTTTGTATTTCATAAACCTCACCTATTTCACCTGTTTTGCTTATAACTATTAAATCATGTTCTTTGTTATAACCATAATTCCATTTTTTATACCTATTCATTCTGTTAAGAACTTTAGGTTTTATGTAGTCTTTTAAGACTTTATATAAAGTTTGCTTATACATTTTTAGATCTTCCTTCTGCAAAACCTCTAAAAGATTTTTCTTCTTTTACTTCTTTAGGTTTTTCATTTAACAAAGCCTCTTCAGCTTCCAATCTACTTAGTATTTCAAAAGCATCAAATATAGCTAGCTTTTTTGTAGCTGCTGCATTTTTTAATCTATCTGCCGTGATATCGTCTCCTGAATCAACAATAGCTTCTTTAGCTACTTTGATTAGCTCCTCAACTGCTACTTGCCCAGCTTGGATTATATTCAACTTCGTTTCCTTGGTATTCATATTTAATTACAATATCATTAGATTTCATACAATATAAACGCTTGCCATCAATTAAAAATTCCCACTCACCGTTAGGTGTATAACCTACAAGGTCACCAGGATTAATACCGAGTGCTTTTAAAGAACTATTGCCGTATTTTAATATACCAATAAGGCTTTGCTCTTTATCTAGCGTTAAAGACTGATTGTCTTTTATTGGAGTTATAAAGCAGCGGTCATTAAATGAATGCCAGCCCTCTTTATTTTTATATAAATAGATTTGATCTATAGCACAAAAATGTAAATCATCTTTGAACCAAGATCTGCTTTTCTTTTTAATTCCTTTCATGTCATAGAATACTCTAAACACGTTTTGGTGTATAACAACTATATCACCTATTTCAATACCTGTACTTAAAGCTTTAGGCGTTTGAATTACTTTAGCTAATCTATTTACAAATTTAAAATCTTCAATTTTTGTATTTACAATTAACTCTTTATTTCCTACCTTAACTTTATTACTGTATTTTTCCCCTACTGGTTCTACAATAAAGTCGTATATACTTTTCAATACTCTAGATCATATTCAACGGAGATAGCCATGTTAGAGTTGAATTTCTTCCATGGCATAACCTCGTTGTTTTTTTTAATGTGAATATTATAAGAACCATCAGATTCATTTAATAAAATATGCGATATTTCATGACCTCCGTAAACTTGTTGGCCGACTGAATAATGCATCGCATCAGTTTTATAATCAGAACCTATACTGATCTTTCTTATATTATTTGTCATCTTCTTTTTCGATCTCAGTGTAAGAACCGTCTTTTAAGTCAATGTTTACTTGGCCATATTCATCTTCTAGCTCTTTCTTAGTAGCTTCAATCTCTTTAGATAGTTCAGCTATTTGACCGTGAACATTTTGTTTTTGAACGTCTAGTACTCCTAAAGTTCTTAACCCTTCGGTTAACTTGGCTTGTTGCTCTTGAACAGTTTTTAATTGTTCTTCAGTAATCATTGCTTTTACCATTTCTTTTACTTTACTCATAATTTGATTTTATTTAATTGTTTATATTAATATAGTTACTTATATATTAGTTATTTACATATAACAAGATCAGCTTCCACAAATGGTGCTGTTACGCCTGTTATGTAGTCTATAGCTAAAGGTAAAAATTGCCCAGCTTGTACTTCAAATACAACTGATTCAGCAGCTGTAGGTATTCCTCTATCCACTTTTTTAAGTTGGAATGTAGCATCTACAGATCCACCTGGTCTTCCAGCTTCTACTATAGTAATAATGTCTCCTGCTTGATATCCACTTCCTCCAGCTATTACGGTCACAGAAGCTACTACACCTCCGGCAGTTACAGTTACTTGAACTGTTAAACCTCCGGTTGCTCTCCTAGGATTGGTGTCTAAGGTAGTTAATGTTGTATTAGCTGTGTAGTTTGTACCAGCATTTAATATTGTGATATCCGTGTTAAGGCCTAAAGGCACAGCACCTTTTGAAGTTCCTGCTGGTATAACGTTTATAATGCCGCCTTTGCCGCACCAAATAACAGAGCTATTTAAAAGATTACCATAAGTGCCTGTTTGATTTTCAAAAGGCCATGCAGGTATACCGTTTGGTGTTCCCACTATCCCCGTTGCTGCCATTGCTTTGCCGGCTATACCGGTGTCCATAGAAAATTTACTCATTTTTTTTTATTTATTACTTATTGATTTATATTTCTCAAACCCACGTGAACCAAAATAGGCTACGTATACGGTTGTTAATAGTTGCTTTAATAATTCTATCCATTCCTGTTCTACAGTAAATGATATTTCGTGATGACTATCAACCCATATAAAAGCTATAGCCATAAACGATAAGAATATAAGCGCCATAGGACGCGTGTTTTTACTAAGCCATGAGTCAGATGACATATCCGACTCCCAGCGTTTACTTATTTGGTCTTCTGCATTAGCTGCAGCTTTTTCAACTATGACTTGAATCTCCTTTTTAATCTGAAGCTTTTCTTCGTCTGTAGTTGTTAGGTTGTCAATAACTTCACCAACATCTTTGATAACGTTACCGCTTAGCCATTCCCAAATTTTTTTCATTTATTTAATTTTGATTTTGCGCTATTAGCCTTTGACTTTCTGCATCATATGCTTCTTGTAATGCTCTTTGCGTTTCTACATCTCTCAACGCTTGATCGTATTGAGCCCCAGATATTTGATCTTCATCAGAGTTTTTATAAGTTTGTACAGTGGTTTTAGATGGATTTCCCCCTTTAAGCAACGTGCTTTTATTACCTTTTCTAAACCCAAGAATTGCAGGGATAGATGTTACTGGTACGTTCCTTGA